TTTGGAGATATTGTAGACCGTATTTCTCGAAGCTATCAGGAGGACAATAAGGATAGGGTTGCTACCGTCTTTAATACGCATAATAGAAACTTAGAAGGTGGACTATCCCGCAAGGAGTTGGGAATGGTGGTTGCTCCTCCTGGGGTAGGCAAGTCCCTATATCTGGTCAACCAAGGTGCTACTAGTCTACTCCATGGTAAAAATGTCTTGTATGTTTCACTAGAAATGAGCGAGGATAAGATTGCTGGGAGGTTTGACTCAGTAATTACGGAGATCCGAAACCTTAAGACTTCTCTCGGACAGCTTAGGCTAAAGGAGCGTCTAGATGAGGTTAAGGGGAAGACTGAAGGTAGGCTACTTATTAAAGAGTTCCCTACTGGAGGTTGTAATGTTAATCAACTCAGATCTCTCCTTGTCCAGTTAAAGCTACACAAGAACTTCACCCCTGATGTCCTTATTGTGGATTATTTGGAGCTACTTAGGCCAAATCGTCTGATCGAGGCAGAGTATCAGGCTCAACAGCGGATTGCTGAAGAGCTTCGTGGCCTGGGTGTGGAGTATAACTGTCTTGTTTGGACGGCATCTCAGACTAATCGACAAGCCCGACGAGTCCCAATTATCACGGATGCGGAACTTGGGGACTCCTACGGTAAAATTCGCCCTTGTGACTGGGTTATCTCTTTAAATCAGACTCAAGAGGAGTATGATGAGGGTGCCATGCGTGTCTATGTTATGAAGGCCCGAGACTCAAAACAGCACTATCTAGTCAACGTGGCGATTGATTATTCGACACTTCAAATGCGGGAGCCTTCACATGAAGAACAACAGTCCGTCTGATTTTCCTTTTATTAAGGAAAAAAAGCATATCTACAATAAATTTATCGACAAAGAGGTCGGTGAGGTAAATGTTGGCTGGGCTACTTTTACCTTTGAGCTTCATTCCGATCTTCAGCAGGATGATCAGAAGGTTGACGGAGTATGCCTTTGGGATGAGAGAAAAATAAAATTAGAGATGGGTCTCTCTGATATCGATGCACGAGAGACTATAATTCATGAGATTTACCACTGTATGCTTGAGGGGACGGGTCTGGACGAGAAGAACTTCGACCAGCAAAGAATGTTCTTGACCAACGAGCAGATTGTGGTAGCTTTATCCAAGCAGACAATGACTCTGCACCACCTTAACCCAAAACTATTTGCAACGATCTATGCTTGATATTGTAGAAACAGAACCTGAAGCTCTAAACCAAGAAACCTATCAATACATTGTTGATGTTATTTCCAAGGTAGCTCGTGACCCTCATGAGGCTGCTAATCAACTTTCTAATATTTCCTCACAGTATGCCTATTACTATGGTATAATGATTCGAACCAAACGACTTCTGGATGATGCTGAAGATGCCTTGGAAAACTTTAAGGCTTCTTCTAGGACTTCTAGGAGGAGTGAGGGCGTTAAGCTCACCGCAGTTGCGGCTGAGGATTATGTTCAATCCCTTGAACTTACCGGAGATTTAAATAATAAAGTTCGTCATCGCAAAGAAAGTTATGGATATGCCAAGGGCATCTGTAATACTTTAGAGATGAAGAAAGACATGCTTATCCAGCTATCCGCTAACAGTCGGCAGGAATCTAAGCTTTACCAATAACTTGTTAGCACTCGATTGCAAACCAACAGCCTAAAGGAAAATTACAATGGCAAAAACACTAGCAGAATTACGTGAGATGCACAAGAACATGAACTCAGACACCAAGAAGAGTGGAAGCTCTTCAAATGGGTTCTGGTCACCAAAGGAGGGGGATAACGTTGTCCGATTCCTTCCTGGAACTGAGGATCCCCTCGACTTCTTCGTTGAGACGAAGCTCCATGCTTATCAGGATGATAATGGTAAGTGGAATTACTACAAGTGCCGTCGTACCGAGCACGAAAAGTGTCCAATGTGCGAGATGTATTACGATCTTTGGAAGCGACACAATGAGCAAGGATTAGGTCGTGATGACGAAAGTAAGTTTGCGACTATGGCTCGAATGATTAAGCCTCGTCCTCGCTACTACAGCACAGCGGTTATTCGCTCTCTCGAAGAGCAAGGTGAGGATCCTGTAAAGATTCTCAGTATGAGTAAGCAGTTGTTTGACCGAGTCATGCAGACCATGATCAGTGATGATTTCCAAGATGCAGATGACCCTGATAACACTACGATGATTTCCCTTGATAGGGGTAACGACTTTAACATTCGCGTTACGAAGCAAGGTCAGTGGCCGAGTTATGTTGAATCTGCGGGTAAGTATAAGAAGAATCCTGCGGCTAAGACTGAAGCTCTTATTGCGGAGTACATGGATAATGATTTGAACATCAAGTCTCTCGGTGAGATTGATAGCTATGAAAAGGGCAAGGAGATCATTATGACTCTCGAAAGCTCGCTTAACCCCGTCAAGACTGAAACCACTCCACCTTGGAGTGAGGACGAGGGAGGATTACAAGTATGATGAATAAGAAGTTTTGGTTGACTGGCCTGCTTGCTGCTATGATGGGTCTAATGTGTGCGTCCTGCGCTCTCGCTGAGAGTTTGTTCGCTGATAAAGTTGTTACCACTATTGGTAACGTAAGACCGGAAGCTCGTGCTGATGCGGTTCCGGCTGATCTAGGTATGCTTCCTCCTGAAGTTGCCGGTAAAATGTCTAGCAGTGGAGAGACTCTGGTGTTAGTTAACAAGAGTGATGTCTTAGATCCAACTGGGGATGTCGTAGATGTTATGGATCCAGGCTCGGATGCTCTTGATTCGATGCTTAGTATGGGCCTGGGTGCATTAAACTCAGTCTTCCCTGGCGTTGCAGCCTTGGAAGGATTGGGTCTACTCTTCTCAAAGAGAAAGAGAAAGCATTATGGTACGGCTGTAAAAGCAGCGGTTCCTGGTAACGGTAAGGTGGAACTGAAGGATGCTGTACTCTCATTAGGAAAGGCTTTGGGTGTGGCCCACAGTTCGGATGGGTCTAAGAAGGTGTTTGAAGAAGAGGTAAAGAAGCCGCTAGCTACGGCATAAAAAATAAACGTTGGCGTTTTTTAAACGGGTGACAACTTTCTAACCCAGGTCTTAGGATCTGGGTTAGTTTTTTTATAGACATAGCACTATAATGTCTCATGCGTAAACTGAAGATACTAGTTGTGTATGCAAACCATGGAGGATGTAGTTATTATCGTCAACTATCCCCAATGAAGATGATGGAGGAGCAGTTAGGTGATAAGGTTGAGATTAGATATAGTGATAATCCTCTTGAAGTAAACCTTGAGACGAATTCCTCTCCAACACCCGATAAGCTTACAGATATGAACTGGGCGGATATTGTCTTTGTAGCAAATATCCTACGCTTTGGAGGACCCTACACTGCTAGAGTCATTGGTCTTGCGAAGCAACTTGGTAAGTTTGCTCATTTTGATACTGATGACCTGTTAACGGGATTATATGAAGAACATCATCTTTATGATACCTACAAAGATAATAAGTTAGATGAGGTTACTAAGTTTTGCTACCATAGTGCTGATTTAGTTACGGTTACTCAGTTGAAGTTCGCGGAGAGAATCAAGCCTTACATTGGTAAGTGCCTCGCCGTAATTAAAAATGTTATTGATTACTCTTTACCTGCTTGGAATCATCCAAAAAGTAAAGCCAAATATACCCGCGTAGGGTATGCAGCAGGAATTCACCACAGAGGGGACGTAAAAGTATTTAATGCTATTCCCCACCTTGTAAATCAGAAGGTCGGTAAGGAAAACGTCCAGTGGAACTTTTATGGGCATCCTCCACCTGACCCTAAAAAGCCTAAGACTGGGTGGGAGGCGAAGGTATGGCCTGAGTACATGTCTCACCTCTTGAATGGCTTTAAGGGTAGTAAGAACTATAACATTCATTATGCCTTACCTCCAGATGCTTATGGCAGGTATTACGCCGATATGGACGTTGCAATCGCCCCTCTTGAAATGAATGATTTTAATGATTCTAAGTCGGACATTAAGGTTGCGGAGTGTTCACGCTATAAAATTCCTCTGGTAGCTTCTAACGTAGGTTGCTATGATGATACCATTATTAATGGTGAGACGGGTTACCTTATTGATCCTGACGCTCCTAAGAGCGAGTGGGTCAAAGTCCTTACTAAACTTTGCAAGGATAAGAAGCATAGGATTGAATTGGGCCGCAATCTACATGAAAGAACCAAGGATTTATTTGATGGCCGGAAACAATCCCAGGCTCGTTATGACCTATACTTGGCAGCTATTAAAGACACAGGATATAAATTAGATGATTAAGATAATAAGTTCTTGGGGTGGTCCAGGGGGATCCACTGTTGCTTTCGATAACCTTGTTAACATGTTTAATGAGCGAGGAGAGGAGGCTTGTCTATACACTCCTACTAAATGGGATGGCGTAACTTGTAAATGGGACAGCCATGAAAATATTAAATTTCATAAGGATGACGTAGTAATCTACCACTTCATGAA